ATTTTCTATCCATGCCTCTGTATGTGTACCTACTGCCTGTGTTCCAAACTTTATTGTTCCATCTTTCGTTTTTACAACTTTATGTCCTTCAAAATCATCTTTTTTTGAATTATAATATGCTACTACAGGAGTATTCACTAAAGTTGCAACAGATTGTTTTGTTTTTTCTTCATCTTCTTCATTTGTTTTTAATTTAAAACCATTTAAATTATAATCATTTAAATAGCATAATCTTGTAGTAATATCAACAAAATCACCTGACTCTGAAAATTCATAATTAATTATTTTTGAAACTTGTTCTACATTTTCACCCACATTTTCACCTCCTTTCAAAAACACCTAATGTTTTACCCAAATTCGATATTATGCTCTTTTAATACATCTTTTATTTCTTCATCAGAAACATAAAAAGTAGTATCCACTGTTATAGAAACTACTTCACCATCTTGGGTATTAATAATTAAATTTTCATCGCAACTTGGACATCTAATTGTAAATTTTAATTGTTTCATGAATCAACTAACCTCATTTAATTTTCTTTCTAAAATATCTTTAATATTATCAAAATCCCAATAAGGAATACGAATTAATTTTATTTTATTTTCTTTACAATAATCGTTTTTTAATTTATCATGATATTGTAATTTTTTAAAATCTTCTTTTGTATAAAATCCTTTAACCCATTCAAAATGTTGTCTTCCATCAAATTCAATTAACATTCTTAACTGCGTCTTTTCTTTATCCCAGAATATAGGCACGTCAAATTTTAATAAACCTCCACCCAACCCAATCAAATCATCAAATTTATATTGTGAATCATGTGGAACTTCTTTTAATTTTAATATTTCTTTTATCTTTTCTTCACCTTGAGAATACTGGCATTCAGGACAACGAAAATTGTAAGTGTTTGAATTATCTATTCTTCTTAAATAATCTTCATGCCCATTTAAACATTTCCACCAAACTTCTTGATGACCATAAGGGATATACTCGAAAGGAGATTTTAAGTTCTTCTTCGACCAAATTTTTTCTAAAAATTCTTCTCCAAAAATATCAATTATATACTGTCCTAAAGAGTCTTTTGGATGAATTTTTCTTCCATGACAATAAGGGCATCTTATATTTTTACCCTTACGTGTAAAACTATCGCAAGAAATAGGATAGGATTTATGATACTCTCTATTTTGACATTTAATAAACACTGTTATTGAAGAAGATGAACATATTTCCCATGGATTTATACCAAGATTATTTTCATAATCCCAATATTTTTCTAGAAAATCTTCTCCATATTTATTTATTCCACATTGTGCAAAAGATGTTGAATTATTATTTAACATCAATTCTATTCTTTTTTTAGAACTAAATAATTTTACTGCACATATTCTACAAAAATAATCTCCATTTTCTTTTACATTGTCAACATATGTAAACCAAGGTATGTCTAACAATTCCCCACAAGCGTCACATTTAACTTTTACTTCGGAGTGTGAACCTTTTGGTAGATCTTCTACTTTAACTTCTAATTCATCTTTCCATTTTGTAAAAACATACCCTTTAGATTCATAATATTTTTTATTGCTAGGATGCCATTTTACAATTGTAGTTTCACTAATTAATCCCATATAATCATCCTCCAAACATATTTTAAAATAAAAAAGAGACTAAATTTTTCTTAGTCTCCACTGCTCTAATAAAATATTTAATTTTTCAGTTCCAATAAAAGCCCAATACTTTTTATTTGTTTTTTCATGAATAGACTTAACAATAAATCTTTCACCATTTTCAATTAAAAATTGTTTTAACGGATTTGAATAGCAATAAAATATTCTATTTTCCATAATATCACCTTTTCTAAATAAAATTATTTACCTACCATTATCTAAATTATATTCCTTGTCAACACTTTTCCTATCCAAATCCTTGTTTTTTACAGGAGTTCCACCTTTATTGTCAGGATCATTAGACTCCCCATTATTTGTGAAGGCAGTCATTCTAGGAGTAAATATTTCTTCATAGCCCTTCTCTTGTTCTTGTTTTCTTCTCATCGCCTCAGTTTCCACATCTAACCCCAACATAGAATATACACTTTCCAAACTAGCATTCAATTCAGCATAAAGCATTCTAGCTAAACTCATAGATAATTCAGCAGAAAGTTTTTCACTATCAATAACCTTAATGGTAGGAGTGTATTTCACATCAATATTATTATCAATAAGAAGCACAGAATACCATTTATATAATATATCTTCTAATTGACTACTTATATAATTAATAAGCTTTAATAACTCATTTATGCTAATTTCTGCCGCACCAAAACTACCCTTTTCAGTACTTAAAAATCGTATGCCTAATGTAGTCATTATGCTATCTTTATAATTATTTTTTATTTGAATACTTGTTTGTTCCATTTTTGGCTCAATATAAGAAATTTCTTCAGTCCAAGGTGGAGCAGTAAAAACAGTTACTCCACTAGAATTTAAGGCTTGGAGTAAGTCACTATGACTTTTGGCTTGCGCCGATGACCATGTAATATTAGGCATTTCATTTGCTTTAGTAATCAATTCTTCTCTAAGTTTTTGAAATATAATTTTCTTGCCACGAACTAATGTGTTTTTATCATCAGATAATTCAATATTCTCAAGTCTTGTTGCAGGTTTTAATGCTTTAAAAATTGGAGTTAAACCATATTTGCGTTCTAAATTATTAACTCTCATTACACCTGTATTTTTAATATTTAATATAGCATATCTTTCTTTATTTATATATGCGTCATAAACTTCTTTGGGATATGTAGCTTTAACTTCTTCTTCCATATCTTTATAAAAAAGAGGTTTGTTTTTTCTATCCTTTTTATAAATTTTTTGTAGTCTGTTTTTTAACTCATATATATCAATTAAAACATATGGTTCCCCAGCTTCATTATAATCAGCTATATCGGCAACACCCAAAGGATAATAATCAACTTGATAAGACTTATTTTTAATATCTTTCCTGAGATAAGTAAGAAAATTACCTTCAAAATAAGTCATTGGTACAGACTTTGAAATTAATTTGTCTAAATTTATTTTCTTATTAAAATCTTTTATTAATTCATCTACAATCTCGTATATCTCTTTTTCATCATCATTGATTTTAGGATAATCTAATTTCCAATCAGAGTTGACATTTATTAATAATGCCTCATACACTTTACCAATAATATCATTCTTATTTATAAAATAGCGAACAATATTATTAATTTTCATTATGCTATTAAGGTTTGTTTGAGCATTTAAAGCTAAATTATCCATATCTTCAACACTGATATTTAAACTTGTACTTTGTTCATTAAAGTATGTTGATCTAAAATTACTTTTAGTTGTAAAATTTAACATAGCGTCTTCAAGTGCTTTTTGTTCATATTTTTGTGATGTGAGAAGAAATGTGTTTGAATCTACTTGTGATACTAGAGGTTGATCTGATTGATATGAGGAAGGTATTGTAGATGATGTTTTTGATTTGTTTGTACTGCCTTTTGGTCTTGCCATTGTTTTATTTTTCACCTGCCTTTCTGTTAAGGAGTGGATAGGGGTTATAATTTAATGTTTAATGTTTAGTGTTGATACACATGATGGAATTGTTGATAGATCGACTTCTTCATGTTGTTTATTTGTAATATGTTTTCTTCTTAATTCTGACAAATACCATGCCAACATAGCTAAACAATATGCTCTATCATCATATAATCTACCTACCCTGTCATCTCTTAAATCATATCTGTAATTACCATTAGTACCATCATATCTGTAAATATTAACTAATTCTTCTTTGGCTAAATCAATATTTTTTAAAGCCAACTCTTCATCAAAAGATAATTTATATGGTTTTTCACTGTTGGCAAAAGTTAAAATCCCTTTCATATCATAATCTTCCGTAAAAGATATTAAATCGAGATTCAACATTTCAATAAGTGCATCAAATAACATTTTTTTATATCTTTGTGGAGCAAGAAGTTTAATTTTATCAACTGCATTTGGAAATTTTGAAACATAATCTGCTGATTCAATCTTATCAATTAATCCTTTATGCTTAATGCCTGAATTATCTGTCCAATCCTCCATAAGATAGTCAGCAATATTTACACCGCCACCACCAGCACCAGCATCAATCAAAATAGATTCAATATTTTCATAATCGGCAGATTGTTTGCCATTATAATCTAATATCATTTGCTTTAAATATTTTATTTGTTCTGGTGTTCTCATTGGAGTTTTTTTCTTTTTAGCGATATCTACAAAACTAATACCATTGCATATTTGCATTCTATAACCAATATTTTCATCAAATATAATTTCACCAACCATTGTAATTGCGTTGTCGTAGCTCCTACTGGGGTCATATGCTAGTAAAAATTTTCTACCACCATCATTTGCTAATACTGGCAATCTTAATCCTGAGTTTCTGATAATTGTAGCTCTTTTTATAATTTGTTTATCTGATCCTTCGGCAGAAAACACATTTTTATACTCTCGCATTCCCTTATCGTAGTTTTCACGCATAGCATTATCAATTGTTTGTTGACTAAGCAATGGAACTGGATACAGCTTACCATTGAATGTTGCATTTATAACTACATCTGAATTAATATCTGCTACAAAATAATTAAGATCACCAAGCATCATCTTTTGTGCATATTCTCTATAGATTCTAAAAAAAAACGTATCCGTACTTGAAGCCGATGATGCAAATATTGCTTGATTTGGAAATTGTCTTGGAAAAGTTGATACATCAATATCTCCACCAAGTCTAAAACTACTATTTTGAGTAATAAATGGCAAGGATGCTGTAAATAATTCATCAGGAGCAAAACCACTTTCATCATAAAAATTACAATTTGAGCGACGACTTCTCAGGTTATTAATAGCTCCATTAAGTGAATTTACCGCACTACCATTATAGAGGTTGTATTCAAATGAACTAGGATTATGCGTAAATCCATCTTTATTAGATGCACTTTTTACCGTTTCATTTAAAAAAACATCTGTTAAACCAGTAAAAGATGCTATTTCTCTTTTTGCGATTTTCTCTATCTTTGAAAACATTTCTTGGCTCTGGCTTCCTGAACCAGCTAAAATATAAGCCTGAAAATTTGGTATAAGTAAACTTTTTGCCATTAAAAAAGGAGAACCAAGAGTAGTTTTCCCACTTGATCTCCCCATACACCAAACACAATTAGGAGTATACCAACTTTTTAAAAAAACATATTTTTGAAAATCTAAAAGGTCTAGTCCAAAGAACCTTTCTACAAAACGTACTGGAAATTTTCTTCCATAATTTACTATTTCAGCAAGTTTTAAATATCCATCAATCTTTCTTTGTGACATAGCTTTTTTATCCATTAACCATGTCACCTTCTCTAATTTTTATTTTTAATAATCTATTTTCTTCTTCTAATTCTACATTTCTTTTTTGTAAATTTTGAAGTAAGTTACGTTGCTCATTAATCATAAAGGTATAATCATTTTCATCAAATTGTAATTGCTTTAAAATACTTTTATTACTAATGTCTGCTACTTGTTGCATTCCTTCGCAAGTTTCTATATCAAATAAGTTCACTTCCGCTTCTGTAAAACCCTTTTCTTGAAGTTGCTTAATAATGCCTGATAATGTTCCTGCCCCTTTAGATTTATTTGTTGCATGATTTACTGAAATACCATTATCTTTTGCCAAAGCAAGTAAAGCCCGATACATTTTATCTTTTGCTTCGAAAAGAGATTTTACTCCGCCTACAGCATTGGCAATATTACTAATATCAGTTGTCATAAGAGCCAATGCTTGATTAATTTTATCTATTTGATTAAAACTTTTCACTATTTCTATGACGGTAGGTAACTTAAATGAATCTTCAAGAGTTGAT